TGGCTCCTGATGGTGTGCCGACACAATGGGCAATCATCGCGCCGACTTTCAGCGATGCGAAGAACATCTGCGTAGAAGGTCCTAGTGGATTCATCAAAGCACTAGAACACAGAGGCTTGAAGCGCGACGAGGATTACATCTACAACAAGTCCTCATACAAAGTAATTTTCAAAGACGGACAACTAGTCCACATGTTCGGTGCTGACTCTCCCGATGCTGGTCGTGGCTTGAACTTATCAGGCGCATGGTTAGACGAGTTAGCAATATGGCAGTATCCCTACGAAACATGGACAGAAGGTCTTGCTCCTGCGTTGCGTATTGGTGACCGCCCACGCGTAGTTGTTACAACAACACCAAAGCCAATCAAACTGTTACGCGATTGGGTGACACGCACCGATGGCTCAGTACATATCACACGCGGAAGCACTTTTGATAATCGTAAGAATTTATCGGAAACCGCACTTGCGGAACTGAAGGCGCGCTACGAAGGTACGCGCACAGGAAGGCAAGAGTTATACGGCGAACTGCTAGAACAGGCAGAAGGCGCACTATGGCAACGCGATTGGATAGAACGAAGCAGAATCACGGCAGATAAATTGCCACCTCTGTATCGCATAGTTGTAGCCATTGACCCAGCAGTAACCAGCGGAGAAGATAGCGATGAAACAGGAATCATCACAGCAGGAGCATCATCAGACGGACAGTTCTATATCCTCTCTGATGACACTCTACGCGCTACTCCAAACGAATGGGGCAAACGCGCAGTCGAAGCGTTTCATCAATGGAAAGCAGACCGCATTGTCGCCGAAACAAACAATGGCGGAGATATGGTCGTCATGGTTCTTCAACAGGTCGATAGAAATGTTCCTGTCACCAAAGTTCACGCAACGCGAGGAAAAAGAGTAAGAGCAGAACCCATCTCGGCTCTCTACGAACAGTTCCGCGTTCATCATGTCGGCGCATTTCCACAGTTGGAAGACCAAATGGTAATGTGGACTCCTGATACAGCCACATCACCCGATAGACTTGATGCTCTAGTATGGGCACTTACAGAACTCAAAGATGGTTCAGTTTCCTTGACAGGATTACAGAACCTCGCGATTATCTGTCGCTCATGTCAGATGCCAAATAAGAAAACAAACAGGATTTGCGAATACTGTAACGCAGCACTAGGAGCATAAATGGCAGTTACTTACAATACCGTGATAGACCAAGGTGCGGATTGGTATATAACTTTTATTTATGAACAACCTAGTGGAAGTCCTGTCAATATCACGAACTACACAGCAGCACTTCAAGTACGCACTTCCCCATTGGCTAAAACAGCAGTATTGACTTTGACAACAGGAAGCGGTATTACTATCACCGGTAATACAGGAACTATTGCGTGTCATGCGACTAACACACAGACAGCAGCAATCACTAATGGCAGATATGCCTACGATATTGAAATTACTTCACCGCAAAATGTTGTCACTCGGCTGGTTCAAGGAACAGTTGAAGTTAGCCCACAAGTAACGAGGACATGATGGCAGACGAAACAGTAGTAGTTCAAGTAACGCAGCCAATCATTCGCGTTACTGCTCCCGGACCACAAGGCGGAGCAGCACAGATTTTCTATGTTCACACACAAGCAGTTTCAAGTGCGACATGGACAATCAATCACAATCTTGGTGGCGAACCTACTGCGGTTGTGCTTGATTCAGCAGGTACTCAATGTGAAGGCACATTCAGTTATCCAAGTAAGAACACAATGATAATCACCTTCACGGCAGCCTTCACAGGCACCGCGTATGTAATCTAGGAGAAATAATGGCACGCAAATTTCTAGTCAGCATTGACCTGAACAAGAACGAATTACAAAACGCGGTAATTCAGAACCTCGGTACGGCACCATCTAGCCCACTTGATGGTCAGATTTATTACAACACCTCAGACGATACGCTGTATTTTTACAATGGAACTCAATGGGTCAATTTCGTACAGACGACACAAGTTCAATACGGCACATTCAGCAATCGCCCTACGGCTAATACTGTTCCTGCTGGCACACTCTATTTCGCGACAGATAACAATCTCCTTTATCTCAGCGATGGTTCAACATGGGACCAAATCTCATCGTTCGGTACAGTTTCAGCACAGACTTCTTACGGCGATACTTCGTCAAGTGGTAGCAGCAACGACTATGCTCGCGCTGACCACACACACGGAACGCCATCACTTACTAGCACAGCACCGCAAACACTTGCGGCTGGTGGAACTAACAGCGTAGGTACTGCTACTACACCTGCTCGCGCAGACCATGTTCACGCACTACCTAACTTTGGTAATGTCACCGCACAAACTACTTTCGGTGCTTCTTCCGCGAATGGTTCAGGCACAGAGTTCGCTCGTAATGACCATACTCACGGAACACCTGTTCATGACAACGCAGCACACAGCGCAATCAATCTTTCTGCGCTTACTGTTCCTCTTGCTGATGTGTCTTTCGGTAACTACAAAATTACGAACCTCGCAGCACCATCAGCCGATAGTGACGCAGCAACTAAGGCGTATGTTGATGCTACTGCGCAAGGACTACTCATCAAAGAGGCAGTTCATCTAGCAACTGCGGCAATTCTTCCTAACAGCCCTGCTTGGACTTCTGCTAATGGCGGAACAATCACAGCAGGAAGCAACACCACACTCACAGTAGATGGCGACCAAGTTCTTGCTGGTCAGCGCGTCCTCGTCAAGAACGAAGCAAGTCTTGGTGGTCTTGGTGGTCAATACAACGGCATCTATGTATTGTCACAAGAGGGTGATGGTTCTAATCCATGGATTCTTGTTCGTTCTGCTGACGCAAATACCTCTGCTGAAGTCAAGTCGGGTATGTTTACATTCGTACAGACTGGCGATACTCTTGCTAATACTGGCTGGGTTCTTACAACTGACAACCCAATCACTCTCAACACTACTGTTCTTGAATTCACTCAGTTCTCGGGTGCTGGTACTTATACCGCAAGCAATGGTGTTGCTCTCGGCGCAGTCGGCGGAGCCAATAATTTCTCTGCTGTTGCTGACACAGGTATCTCTGTCAGTTCCGCAGGTATCGCTATCGATACTACTCTTGTTGTACGCAAGTACGCAGCCAATGTCGGCGATGGTTCAAACACCTCATACACGATTACCCATAACCTCGGCACTCGTGATGTTGTTGTTACTGTTTATGACAACAGCAGCCCATACGCAGAAGTGATTTGCGATGTTCAACATACCAACACCACTTCAATTACTCTGCTATTCTCAGTTGCTCCAACTTCAAACCAATATCGTGTAGTCGTACACGCTTAGGAGGCATAGCGTGGGTCTGTTCGACAGATTGGCGCGAGCAGTTGCGGCGGAGATACAGAAAGCACCAAATCTTCCGCCCGGAACTGTGACTATTTCTGAACAAGATATGGTCAATCGCTCGCGACCTATGAATCAAACATACGGTCAATCCGTAGGATTACCTCGTAATCCAATTTGGCCAAATGTTCCTTTTACTCCTGGGCAACCTATTGTTCCGGGAGCGATAAATCCATTACGCGAAGATGGTCGTCCTGACCCACGCCGATATGAATATCAAGTTGCGCAGAATATCAATATTACGGAAACGCGTCTTATTCCTTTCAAGACGCTTCGTGCTACTGCTGACCAAGTAGATATTATTCGCCGTTGCTTAGAAGTTGTAAAGAACAAAATTACAGGCATGGATTGGGATATTGTCCTCAGCGAAGATGCGTCTGAGCGCATAGCAGCAGAATCAGGCAAAGACCATGTTCGTGCGATGGCTTCTGCTCGCGAAAAATTCACAGAAGATATTGCTCGTTTGCGTTCATTCTGGGAAAACCCTGACCGCGCTAATGGTTATACATTCACTGATTGGATAAATCTTTCGCTTGAAGAAATTCTAGTGATTGATGCGTGGGCGATTTGGCCACAAAAATCAGTAGGCGGAGAGTTATACGGATTTCAAGTTCTTGATGGTTCAACTATCAAGCCACTTATTGACGACCGAGGCATGCGCCCGATACCACCTAACCCTGCGTTCCAACAGATTCTTTACGGATTTCCTCGTAGTGAATTCATGGCGCCGATGGAAATGGAAGATGCTGATGGGGAATTTACCTCTGACGAATTATCTTATTTGGTCAAAAATAGACGCTCATGGACTATCTATGGATTTTCCCCAACTGAGCGGTCATTACCTCTTGCTGACATTTATTTGCGAAGACAACAATGGTTACGAGCAGAGTATACAGATGGCGTACTCCCTGAACTAATGTTCCAAACCGATGCGACTTTCGGTAACAATCCTGAGTTGCTTCGTGCGTATGAGAATATCTTCAACGATGACCTTGCTGGTCAAACTCCACAGCGTAAGCGCGCTCGCGTTCTACCTGCTGGTATGACACCACATCAATTTGATGGTTATGGTGAAAAGTTCAAAGATGTTCTAGATAATTATCTTGTTACATCTATCTGCGGTCATTTTGGTGTTCTACCAAGTGAAATTGGATTTAGTGGTTCAGGTTCGCTAGGAGCTTCAGGACTACAACAAGGCGAAACACTCTCAGGCGAAGTTATTGGTATCGCTCCGCTTGTAGATTGGATTAGCAAACAACTTACAAATCTTTCTTATGTTTATCTCGGCATGCCACGCGAACTTGAATTCCGTATTCAATTTGAATCAAAGGTTGATACAGAAGCAGAAGCACGCCGCATTGACATTGAATTGAAGAATGGTGGGCGCACCGTCAATGAAGCGCGTTCTATCAACGGATTACCATTGCTAGATACGCCACAGGCAGATATGCCAATGCTTTATAGCGGTAGCGGATTGTTCTTCCTATCACCGGAAGGAATCATTGATGCCGCAACAGCAGCAAGCGCAAGTGCTCTTGAAGGTCCTGATGCTGAGGCGATTGACAGCGAACTCACCATCGGCAACCAACCTCAAACCGAAGAAGGACAACTGGTTCAAGAGGTGGCAGAGGAAAAGAAGGAAGAAGAAAGTGATTCGGCTACTCAGGAGGCTAAGAAATTCCTGAAGTGGCTACGCAAAGGTCACCGCAATCGTTCTTTCAACTTTGAGCATGTAGAACCTGAATATGCTGAAATCATCAACAAGTATGTTGCGTTAGGCGATGAGGAATCTGCTCGCTGGCACATGGAGAGATACTTAGGACTCTAATGAAACCGAACAGAACGCGACTCAAAACAAGACTCGCTGTTCGCCATGTTCGTTCAGTTCGTCAAGGACTCAATGCGCTTGTCAGTATTGACCAAATACTAGATGCGTGGTTTTCAACGCAAGACCCGATTGACAGCACAGAGGGCAATACGCCAAGAACTATCTCAACGCAGATGGCTCGCGACTGGGCTAGAGTTCATATTCAAATCAAAGATAAAGAAGTTCTAAATAGTGCGCTCGGCAGAATCTACGCAGACTCGTGGGTTCTTGGTGAGGACATTACAGACTACGAATTGGCTCGCGCTCTCGGTCTGCGCAAAGCAGCACCAAGCCCAAAACAATTACGGCGTTCGCTTGGAATCAACTGGGCTACATGGCGTCCGGGAAATAGAGCAGCAGCAAGATTACTTGCCCCACCAAACGGGCTCAAACGCCTCTTAGACGCTCGCGGATTGAAACTTCAAGGAATTACTCGAACGACCCTAGACCGCATTGGCACAAGCCTTGCTGAAGGTCTAAAACAGGGTCTTTCTCGGCGCGCTATGGCAAAAGATTTAGAAGCAATACTCAATGACCCTGAACGAGCATTGATGATTGCTGGAACTGAAAGCAGTAACGCTGTTGTTCAGGCTAGTAAAGACCTCTACCGCGATAGCGGAGTAGAGATGGTTCAATGGCTAGTCGCAGACCCTTGCGAGGATTGCCAAGAAAATTATGACCAATCGCCAATACCTATTGGTGAAGAATGGCGCAACGGCGACCCACCAGTTCACCCGAACTGTATGTGCGATATTGCTCCTTATGTAGTAGATACGCAAGAATGGGCAGCAGTTTATGGCGAAGACGCAGAGTAAAGGAATGAACATGAAAGAAACAAGCATCTATGCTGGCATCGTCAAGATGGACGATAATGGCGATGGAACGCTCACCGTCTATGGTAAAGCAACAGACGATGCGCTAGATATTGACCAACAAATCTGTGACCCTGTTTGGCTAGATAAGGCTATGCCTGAATGGTTCATGACTGGTGGAAATATCCGTGAACAACACAGCAATATCGCGGCTGGTGTTGCAGAAGAATACGAAAAGAAATCAGACGGACACTACATCTCTGCGCTAGTAGTAGACCCTGTTTCTGTCAAGAAAGTAAAATCTCGCGTACTCAAAGGTTTCAGCATCGGAATCAAATCTCCGCGTGTTGTTAGAGACCAGAAGGCGGCAAATGGTCGCATTGTTGATGGTCAAATCGTAGAAGTTAGTTTGGTCGATAGACCTGCTAATCCAAATTGCCAACTTGTTTTGGCTAAATCAGTCAATGGTGATAAGTCACTAACGAAAGTAGAGGAACTGGTGGAAACTAACATAGAGAAAGAGATGGCAGCAGAAGCGATGCCTATGAGCGGTGAAGCCAAAAATGTTCCTTCCCGTGATGAAATGGTTGAGCGTTACGCTGCTGCTCGCAAAGCACTAGACGAAGTAACACGCATGTGCAAAGAATGCGGTTATGACGATATTGAAAAGCAATATGGCGAATCAGCAGAGGAAGAAACCGCTGAGGGTCCAATGATTGGCGCCGAAACTGCGCAACACGAATTAGAAGAAGCCAAGAAAGAAGTTGTTGTTGAAGACAACGAAATGGCTGACAAGTCTGTACACAAGTGCCTAGAGTGCGGCTGTAACATGCCTTCACAATCACATGGCAATCCAAATGTTTCTACTGCTGTCATGGTCACACCTGACCAAACACCAGTACCAACACCTGCTATTCAACCACCAACGCCAAAGAGCGTTGAAACAATCCTTCCACCTTCAACTATTGAAGAAGTAGGAACGATTATTGAAGAAGATTCTGACGAGGAAGACTCGGCAGAGAAATCCCTGCTCGCTGATGTCAATATTACTGACATCGTTGAGAAAGCCGTAAAGAGTGCTATCGCATCTGTTGAAGCACAAGTCGCTGAGTTGAAATCCGCAAAAGAGGCGGTAGAGAACAAGGCTGCTGGACTTGAATCAGAGTTAGCAACGGCAAAATCTCTCGCAATAGGTGGCGGTCCAAAACGGACAACCATAGCGACAGGTGCTAAAACAAACAACGAGTGGAAAGCAAAAGCAGATTTATATCTAGCAAAGGCTTCCGCAACAACCGATAACGATTTGGCTAAGGGATACCGCGAAATGGCAAAAGATTATCTTGCTAAAGCGGAAACCGAAGTCAAGGCGTAACTCTTTACAGAAAGATAACAATGGCTAAAACACAACTCAAAGCAGCGGACTTGTACAACGAGTCCAATCCAAAAGTTGCTGCTGAGCGCCATGAGGAATACACCTCAGAACTAAGCAAGGCACTTTCCGCGCCTCGCTCGTTCGATGGTGAAACTCTTGGTGGTTCAACTGATGCCGTATCACAGATTGAAGCACTTGTTGCTAACAAGTCGCTCTCTCCTGATGCTGTTGCTTCATTGAACAACGCTCTCGCAGCACAGCGTGGCGCAGTTGGTGATATCAATAAGGAAATCACTCTTACTCAGCCACTTACTTCATCGTTCGCAGCATTCGACCTCGAAGCACCTGCGAAACTTCTAACACCTCGCCCAACACCTCTCCGTAACAAACTCCCACGCAAGCGTGGAGTTGGTACCTCACATCGTGTCAAGAGAATTCTTGGATACACTGGTACCGGAACTGGCGGACAAGGAAACATTTGGCCAGGTATTACTGAAACAACTCAGAACAACTTTGCTCCGGGAGCATCTAACCCACTCTACTTAGAGCGCGGTCCACAGATTTCCTACACAGCAGACGACCTCGTGTTGCCTTACAACTCCTACTCACTATCTGACCAAGTTTCGTTCGATGCGAACTTCTCAGGTATGGGATATCAAGACCTTCGCCAACTTTCCTCAACATCTACGCTATACGCAACAATGTTGATGGAAGAGCGCATGCTCTTGTTCGCACGCGGAACTGCTAGCGCATACTCAGGTCTGCTCGCAGTACCTGCTGCTCCAACCGTAGTTGCTACTGCTGCTACTTCTCAACTTCCTGCTGTTACTGGTGTAACTGGCAAGGTATGGGTCAAGGTAGTTGCTTCTGCTGGCGCATTTGGCGGAACAACCGCTTCTGCTGCTGGTAGCGACACACCTGCTTCAACTGAATACATCAAGGTAACAATTGCTGCTGTAACAGGCGCAGTTGCTTATGATGTTTATGTTGGAACTGGCTCATCTGCTCCTGCTGATTCAGCAATGTTCTATGCTGGAACAACCGCAACCACTACTTTCAATGTAACTGGTGCGCTTCCAACAACAGGAACAACTGTTGCTACAATCAACGCAGCAGGTAACACCTCTGCTTACGCGACTGGATATGACGGAATTCTTCCAACAGTTCTCGGTCCAAACAGCGGTTACAACAACACAATCAACACCACATTCAGCACCGGAAATCCGGGAGTTGAATATCAAGAGGTCTTCTATAACCTCTACAACAATGTCAAGGCTGACCCAGATGAAATTCTCATCAACGGCTCTGACCGCAAGCAACTTTCTGATGCAATCAAGAACGGCTCAACTGCTAACTATCGTCTAAACCTCACACAAACTGATGTTGGAGATTATGTTGGTGGCGCAACCATCGGTGCTCTTTACAATGAAATCACTGGTAAGATGGTTCCTCTGACTGTTCACCCATGGCTAACACAAGGCGTAAGCCCTGTGCTTTCCTACACGCTTCCAATTCCTGACACAGAAGTTTCTGATGTATGGGCTGTTATCAATGTACAGGACTACATGGGCATTCAATGGCCTGTTGTTCAGTTCTCCTATGACTTCAGCACCTACTTCCGTGGAACATTCTTCTGCTACGCTCCTGCATGGAACGGCGCAGTTTCCGGAATTCAGCAAGCATAGTTACAACTGAATAATGAGTGAGGGTGCGTCAAATAGTGGGCGCACCCTTGTTCACTGCGAGCATGTGTATAAACATATTGGCGCTACATTGTGTCCACATTGTGGCTACAACACACATGAAACAGATTGGTCAATACAGCACGAATTACATCGGGAATGGATAGCCAGCGGAAAAGCCAAATTTGGTGGCTGGTGGTCTATTTAGGAGAGGCATTATGGGCAGATTCATTCCACCGCAAGGACTACGCGAAATAGGCATCAAAACTAAACGCGGCACTAAAGTAATCAAAGCAGGTAAAGATGGATTATTTCATGTGGATAATCCGAAATTGGAACGCAAATTGAAAGAAGAAGGCTTAGGCATCGCAAGCGCGAGTGGGTTTATTGAAGGTCAAGGCTACCCATGTACGCAATGTGGATTTGGTTCATGGTTCAAGAAATGTTCTCGTTGTGGGCATGAGAACGAACGAATAGAGAGAGATGGTTCAAGTGGCTAACGCAATCAACCCAACCACACAGCAATTCTCAACACCATATCTCACTACACAGGAATATCGCAACGCGCCTACTGCGATTGACATTGACAATCTTGTATTCAATAGCAGCGACCCTGATGTTCAAGACAGCGAATTAGCAAATGTTATTGCTCGCGCTTCATCATGGATTGACACTTATTGTAATCAAATTTTAGGCGCAACAACAGAAACAGAAACACAGCGTTCGCGTATCTCGCCTGACGGAACTATCAAATTTCACCCACGCTACAACCCTATTATCGCTCTTACAGATTTTTGGTATGGCAATCCTTCAACTAATTTGATTCAAGCACAAGACTGCTCAGTTGCATGGCTAGAAAATCAACAGATTATTTTTCCTTACGCAAACCTCAGCACAACTTTTACTTCACAAGGTCCTATTCAATTTGGTTTTCCTAGCACATCAGGTCAAGTCGTATATCTCAAATATACTTATGTCAATGGTTATCCAAACAGCCTCATCGCAACAGCAGTAGCAACACAATCAACGCTAACTGTTACAAACGGAACAGGCATTACGGCTGGCGACCAACTCAAGATTTATGACGGCATGTATTCTGAGAATGTAACAGTAGCCTCAACTTATACTTTCGGTTCTACAACTGTTCCTCTAACGAGTCCTCTGATATACTCACACACCGCAGGTGTTTCTATTTCCGCACTACCACCTGCTATCAAAGAGGCTGCTATTCTTGCTACAACCGCTATGCTCAAAGTTCGTGGTGATAGTTCACTTACTATGGCTGTTGGCACTCTGCCAAATCAAGCAACAACACCACAAGTTCAAGCCAGCATTTCAGATGATATGAGCATGGCTATGGCGTTGTTAGCACCATATCGCAGGATTAGATAATGTCACGCCGAGTAGTACGCGAGAATGTCGCGAACTGGATTTCTTCGGCGCAGATAACTACGCTGAATCAAGTCTTTACTTCTTTCCCGAAGCGTATCAATTTTCAAATGAATTCATTTCCCGGTCAAAACTCACGCGCAGCAGCAGTCGTGTTCATTGAAAACGAACAAGAAACGCGTATCGCTATTGGTGGCGTTGGCGATATGTCGCAAGGCGGATTCGGCAAAGGCTGGAAGCGTGTTGATTACGGCGTTGCGTTACAAATCTTTCATCACTCTTTACAGCGTGAAGCGGAAGATGCGATGGACGATTTTGACCAACTCATTGACGCAGTAAAAGAAAGACTTCGTGCGGGTCAGCATACTTTAGGTAATGATAATCCGAACGAGATTTGGCAAGCAGCCGAACCAAACATAGATGTTCAGTACGGTGAGCCACTAACTAACGAAGGTGGCGCAACTGAAACTTGGGCAGCGATACGGTTCACCGTAACGCAGATGATAGAAACATAAGGAGAATCCTGTGCCCCGTTATGAATACAACGGCGAAGTTGAGCGTTCTTTTCCTACGCTTGGCATCACTGTCAAGAAAGGTGATTCATTTGATGGTCCCGAAGGTCTAACGGCTCCGGGATTGTCACTTGCTTCATCTGCTAAATCCGCACCTGCGGCATCAGCACCAAAGGAAAAATCAAAAGAAGAATCAAAACCGTCAGCCTCGTCTGACATGAACGCAGGAGCGTGAATAAATGGCATCAGCAAAACCCTCCGTACGCAGTTACCTCGGCATCGCTAAGGAAGTAACACCAGCAACGCCAGTTTCAGCAACGGATTTTATCCCCATCAGCAAAGATGCTTTCAAGCCTGTTGATATTATCGCACCTCTGTATGACACAGGGCTACGCGGTTCAATGGCTGAAAACTACACATACATTCAGGGTCGCCGTCACACAGAAATTGATGTGGCTGGTCCTGTATTTGCTGACACAGTTGGTTATTGGCTCGGCGGTATCATGGGTTCAGTAGCAACAAGCGGAGCTTCAGCACCATTCGCACATACTATTACGCTAAAGAACGCAACAGGTGTCGGCGCAGACGCACAACCAACATCTTTCACTTTGGAAGATATGTATGTTGCGAACAATCGCTACTATCCCGGATGCAAAGTGACTGAGTTCAGCATGACTTTCAACAGCGAAGGAATGCTTGAATACACAGCGAAACTCATGGGTCACCCATCAACAACAACCTCAGCAGCAGCACCAACATTCAGTTCTGTAACACCAACTCCTGTTTGGCGCGGTTCTGTTCTTATTGGTGGTTCTACTATCGGTTACATTACTGATGGAACTATCAGCATGACTCGTAAGGCTGAGGCTATCTTTGGTATCAATACAGACCAAGGACCATACGAAATCTTCGTTGGCGCACTTGATTCAACAGGCTCACTCACATTCGTGATGGAAAATGATGACCAATTGCTCAACTTCCTCAACAACACACAGCCAGTCTTGAACTTCCAATGGTCACAAGGTGCTGGCGCAACAGCAACAACAATCGCGTTCAACCTCAGCAAGGGTGCTTACACAACTGCTGCGATTGACCGCTCACCTGACCATGTTGCTGTAACTGTTGATATTTCAGCAATCGCTACTACTGCTGACGCAGGTGCTACTGGTGGCTATGCTCCAATTCAATGGTATCTAGAGAATGCTGTTCCTTCTGGTACATATCAGTAGGAATTAGCGCAGTACGGTGATAGGGGATTGTGCGGCATAGTGCCGCCTTCCCACTATGCTCTGCCCCTATCACCCCTATAATATGGAAGGCGATTAGGAAGGAATAACATGTCAGAGAAAAAAGATAATGTTCTACAACTACCTTCGGGTGGCTGGGCTAAATTCAAAGACCCAACAACTCTACGCGTCAAAGACCGCAAGAAAGTATTGAAGAACGCAAGCAAAGAAGACGAAGGCTTGATGCAAGCATTGTCAATCGTAGATGGCTTGATTGCTATTTTGGTTGAGGAATGGTCATTTGATTTTCCTATTCCTTCTGTCAAAATCAGTTTCTTAGAGGAACTAACAATGGCAGATTACGATGCGCTCGCAGAAGAAGCAGGAAAAGCACAGAAAGTTTTGTTCCCACAGTTGGCACAAACAAAAGAAACTGAGGCTGACCCTGAATCCCCTTTCGGAGGCTCCAGCGACTAAAGTGGTTACTTCAAGGTAGAGAACGCCACGAAGCGTTCAGTTACCCTGATGATGAATACATTTATTATGTCGCAGCAGAGAAGTTTGGTTGGACACCTGCGGAAGTAGATGAACAACCAGCCTATTTGATGGATTGGCTATTAGCGATTGCTGGCGCAGTAGATGAGGTGAAAGCCAAGAGTGATAACAAGCAATCTTAGACTCGTCAGAAAAGGCGTAGATAAAATCGGTGCTGATATCAACAAATCAACCCGTATGGCGCGTGATGAGATGATGGCTGCTCTTATTCAACTCTCAAAAGAACAAATTCAAGGCGCACGACCCTACATAGTAGGTCCTCGTGGTGGCAGACACTATCAAAAAGCAACACCTAATCAACCACCGATGAATCGCACAGGTGATTTACGGCGTTCTATTCGTGGTGAAAAATTCAATGTTGGTTTTGCTAATTACACAGCAATTGTTGGACCGACAATTATTTATGGTCGGCGCGTAGAATTAGGTGGCGGAAATTGGCCAGCAGGACTTCGTTTCCCATATATGGAACCTGCTTATCAAAAATTCCGCACAGTAATTGTTCCGCAAGTTCAATCCAAATTCTTTAGGAGGTACAGGTAATGATTGGTAGTTTTTTACCACCTGTTCTTTTTGAAGTTCAAGCGAACGCAACACAAGCGATTGCGACTTTCGGCAAAGTAAATACCCAGTTGAAGGCTATGGAAGCGCAAGCCATCAAAACAGGCAAAGCATTATCAGGTTTTCAAAAAGCAGCCATAGTTGGCACAGGCGCACTCAAAGCGTTAGGTGCTATCGCTGTCGTATCAATGGGTATTGGTGTCAAGGCTGTTATGGATTTAGAAAAGTCCATGAATCGTCTTGGTCAAGCCATGGCGAATGTCGGGGTATCAACAGAACAAAATCGACAGGATATAGCCAAACTTGTAGATAGTTACGAACAATTAGGTTTTGGTTCAGAAAAAGCAGCCGACGCCTATTCTGTTTTGATTACCGCGACAGGTAATGTTGAAAAAAGTAATCGTTTGTTGGCTATGTCAGCCGACCTTGCTCGTGCGAAAAATATGAGCATGGAAGAAGCAGCGCGAGCACTCATTCGTGCGCAAAACGGCAACGCAAGAGTATTCAAAGAATTTGGCATCATATTAGACCAAAACAAGCCAAAAGCACAGGCTACTGCGGAAGCGATGAAGCAGTTAGAACAACGCTTAGGTGGTCAAGCACAAGCGTATGCCAAAACTTTCGCTGGGCAGTTAGCAATCCTCAATGAAAATCTAGGCGATTTATTTGAGGCAATAGGCATGAAAGTATTGCCAATTCTCAACAGATTCATTTCTGCGTTGAATAATACTGGCACATACATTCAGAAAAACAACGATTTTGTTATCGCGTTAGCAGCAGCAATCACAGTTGCGCTCATTCCTGCTGTTGTACGAGCAACAAAAGCACTCGCCACATTAGCACTCACTATTTTGCGTTCACCAATTGCGCGTGTGGCTGCTGTGATATTTGCTATTGCTTATTCATTTGTCAAAGCATATAACGCATCAGAAGATTTCCGTAAGAAAGTCGGCTCAGTAGGCAAATGGGTTCTCGGCGTCGTTCAAAATATCGTTGCTGGTTATGAATCATTAGAGCGCGGCATCATGTTGGTCACTCAGGCTGGCATGAAAATGCGTTTAGAGTGGGCTAAGTTTAGACGCGACAAAGAAGGCGAAGCAGAAGCCAAAAAAGATTTAGCAAATTGGGAAAAACAATATGCGGCTATCGGTAAATACACAAAAGCCATAGAAAATGCCAAGAAAAAGATTGATGATTTTACAAGCAAAAAATTAGAAATCAAATGGGATTTCAAAGTTCCTTCTATACCGGGATTTGAGAATGGCAAAGGTCTTGGCGATACTATTGCTACCGATATTGCTAATGGATTGAACAGGGCGTTACAATCTATCGCAGATTTCAACGATAAGGCTAAGACTGAATTTGCTGAACTTGGCGCAACATGGAAAGAAATTGTTTCAACAGATTTCAATAAATCAGTTGAAGAAATCCTCATGAATCCTGTTGATGAATTGATTACTCAGGCGCAAAGCGCGGTCAATGCTTATCAAGCATCATCTAACAAATACAACGCTGCTGTTACAACGCTGACCAAAGCACAGAATGATTATGTAACTGCCGTCAAAAGCGGTAATGAAGCAGCGATACTTTCTGCTGAAAGCACAATGGCAAAAGCAGAAGCACTTGTTGATTCTTTGGCTGGTGGTATGCGTGAATCATTAGCAGAAATCAAAAAATTACAGCAAGACATGATTCGTGCTATCGCTGATTCATATAAAGAGATTGGCAAATTAGAGGCTGAGCGCACTAAAGTATTGGCGGAAGCAGCCAAAGAGCGTGCTGAACTTGAGAAGCAATACAACATAGATGTCAAAAAAATTCGCGCACAATACGACAAAGATGTATACAATGCGCAGGAAGCAGCAGCAAAGCGTAGTGCTGAAATAGTCAAACGCTCAGTAGACCAATTACGCGGTGCGTTCAAGAGTGCTACTTATCGCACAGTTGGTGATATATTCTCAGCATTGACATTTGAAGGTCGTTACATGAAAGGCGGAACGACCGAGCGTATTCTTGCCGCATTAGGATTACAAACCAAAAAAGCAGAAACACTTGCTGCTGATGCTGCTACTTTGGCTGGTCTTGGTTTCTCACAGACATTCATTGAAGAAGTAGTCGCGCAAGGTCCTGATGTTGGTCATCAACTCGCACAGACTATTATCAATTCTGCGCCTGAATCTATTGCGCAAATGAAAGCATATTGGGAAAGACTACAAAGTGTTTCTACGCATGGCGTAGATGATTTAGCAAAACGCATGAACTCAGGCATCATTCTTGCTACTGAGGAATTGACAGCAGAGTTAGCAAATGTTCAAATTGAACTCAATAAAGAACTTGTAGGTTATGAGCAACAACTCACTGAATCATTGGCAGAAGCGTTCAACGCTTATTCTTCTGCTCTTGATGCTATCAAAGCACGCACAGATGAGCAAATGTCTGCGATTGATTTACAAATCGCGCAACTCAAAGAAAAGATTCGCCAATTACAAGCAGCGTTGGCATCGTTGGCTACATTACAAGCACCTGGGGTTGTAGCGACAGCACCAAACATCATTCCTACTACGCGTACTGTGGTTGAAGAACGAGCAGTCGGCGTAGGAACATGTCCATCAGGTAAAGCCAAATTCAGCGTTACATACAACGAGGCTGGCGTTGAACTCAGTGCTAATTTTATGGGTTGCGTTATTACGACAGCATCATCGCCTGATACAACACCTGACGGAACACCAACAGTAGTGCCGACACCTGTTACACCAACACCTGTTATTCCTCCAACTACGCCATCAGGTTTCCCTGAAACATTCACAGCTGGCGGAAGAACATTTCAATATGGTGTTGGAACTATTACATCAGGAAAACCTGACGACACTGAGAGTGAAACAAGAGCGCGTCAAAGAATCGCAGATATTTTTGCTACAATCACTGGTCAAGGCTTGAAGTCAGGAACTAGCGTCACTATCAACGCTACAACAAATGCTTCATCGCAAGAAATTGCTAATGATGTTGGTTGGGCTATTCGTACTTCGGGCGATGTTCAATACAGAACTTTGGGTCGCGGAAAGATGGTGTATGAATAATGCCAGTAGTTTCGCTACTCAATTATAGATTCGCTTTCAATGATTTTGAGTTTGGTGGCGGTAACTCCGTATATCAAATTATGACGCTTGATGGTCTTGAAGATTTACCTGTTATTCGCAATCAAGACGACAATCGCGGTTATCAAGATGGTATGTGGACTGGTCGTGATTTCCTATCAGGCAGAACGCTCACTTTCGTTATGACAGTTCGCGGAGATAGCAACTACTCAATGAATTACTATCTCAATCTGTTACAAGAAAATCTAGTTCCGCAACAACAGGGAACAGGTCTGCTTCAATTTCAATTACCGGGCAGTTCATTACAACGCTTCAATGCGCGTGTTCGCCGTAGAGCCATAACTATCAACACCGATTATTCATCTGGCTTGGCTACTGTGATGTATGAGTTTTTTTGCCCAGACCCACGCTATTATGACGACACATTACAAACAACTGACCTCATCAACGCTACTACTGTGGCTGGTCGTACCTACAACCGCGTATACACAACCGCACCATCATCAGGTAGCAACAACCCATTTGAAAGCGGTATGTATTTCGGTGGTGGCGCTGGTGCGCCTAACCTCATAACGAACAATGGTTGGACAACAACTTATCCAACTATCACGATTCAAGGACCTGCTATCAATCCGCGTGTCACGAATGTTACGGCTGGTTTATATTTACAAATAGACACAACTCTCGGTACAGAAGACGAGTTAGTTCTAAACACAGATTACAGAACTGTGACACTCAACGGCGTATCGCGCAGAGCGTTACTCAATAACGCATCTACTTGGTTCGCTGCTCCGCCCGGAACTTCGTACTACACTTTTACTGCTACGGGAACAGACGGCAATACTGCTTGTGTTGTATCGTGGCGTAGCGCATATATCTAGGAGACAAAATGGCACTAAGAACACCGCCTTCGTGGTTACAAAACGGCACTCACCCTGCCGATAATGACCGACTCACCACTACTGGTGCAGTATGGAAATCGCAAGGCGTAGCCGATTACGGCTCTATGAAAGTGTCACAATCTGCCACTCCTGCTATGTCAGTATCAGTTGCGGCTGGTCATGCTCTTATCAACGGCACAGAAGTCGCTAATCAAGGTTTATACATCGCGTATAACGATGCCGCTACAACTGTCGCTATCGCTACTGCCGACCCTGCTCAGGCGCGTATTGACCGCGTAGTAATCAAAGTACAAGACTCGTACTATTCAGGTGCTTCTAATCAAGTCGTTTATGCTGTCGTTACAGGAACTCCTGCAGGTAGCCCAGTACCACCTGCCGCACCTGCGAACTCTCTTACTTTGGC